GTGCAAGAAACAGTAGCGGTTCATCAAGTTGAAATAGACCATATGAAGAAAGATATAGACCATATCATTTCAAAGGTGGACAAGATGGATACTCAGATAGACCGTATAGAAAAGGCTTTATCTGAATTAAGTGGTGGCCGTAAGGTTGCTTTGTGGATGTTTAGTGGCTTAGGCGTAATCGCTGGAATTGTAGCCACTTGGTTATTTAAATAAATTACGGAGAAGGAAAATGGCAGTAGGCGATAATACAAAAGGATTAGCTTTAAGACCGTTTGAAAGAACAAGACTAAAAAACTTAGAAAAAAGTTTAGCAAAAGCTAAAAAAATGAAAGATTTTTACTCTGGAAAAGGTGGTGATTCTGGAAAAGTTAATGTTTTTCAAAAACAAATGGATAAAATTAACAAAAAGTTAGCTCCTCTACAAAATAGAGTGACAAAAAAACAAGACTTTAAGAGAAACCCTCTTAAGATTAGTAACAAAGGTTTGACACCTGCTCGTACATTAGTTAAAGGTGAATCTAAAATTAGTAGAGCTACTATGATGGGTGGTACACCTCCAGGTGGCTTAGATGAAAAGAAAAAAGTTAAAAAATATGACCCAACAAAAGCTAACCGTGCAGGTCAAAGAATGGGTCAACGTAAAGCTGGTGGTATGATTAAAAAAATGGCTTATGGTGGTAAAGTTAAGAAAATGATGGGTGGCGGTATGGCTATGAAATATGGTGATGGTGGTACAGTTAGTAAAAGTAAAAAATGTCCTCGTGATGGTATTGCGATGAGAGGAAAAACAAGGGCTTAATTATGATGAAATCTAGAGGAATGGGTAAGATTAAACCAATCGCTTTTAAGAAAGGCGGTAGTACCAAAGATGCGTGTTATCATAAAGTAAAAGCTAAATATAGAGTTTTTCCTAGTGCTTATGCTTCAGGTGCTATAGCCAAATGCCGTAAAGTTGGTGCTGCTAACTACGGTAAAGGTGGCAAGAAGAGGAAAAAATAATGGCTGTCCGTAAGACTAAAAAAGGTCTTGCTTTAAAAAGATGGTTTAAGGAAGACTGGAAAGACGTAAAAACAGGTAAAGCCTGTGGTCGCAAAAAAGGTGAGAAACGTGGTACACCTTATTGCAGACCTAGTAAACGAGTGTCAAGTAAAACTCCTAAGACATCAGGAGAAATGACGGCAGCTCAAAAGAAGAAGCGTATTGCTCAAAAGAAAAGACTTGGGCAACCAGCTGGAAAACCACGTAGAGTGGCACCACTTAGACGTAAAAGGAAGAAAACATAATGGCAACATCAGGAACAACAACGTTTAACTTAGATTTAAACAACATTGTAGAAGAAGCATTTGAAAGATGTGGTTCTGAAATGCGTACGGGGTATGACCTACGTACAGCTCGTAGAAGTTTAAACTTACTTACTGTTGAATGGGCTAATCGAGGTGTCAATCTTTGGACTATTGAGGAAGGTAGTGTATCTCTTACTGAAGGAACTATTACCTACAATTTACCCGCTGACACGATTGATTTGATTGAGCAAGTTATCAGAACAGGCACAGGCACTAACCAACAAGACATTAACATTAATAGAATATCGGCTCCTACTTATGGAACAATACCTAATAAAAACGCAACAGGTAGACCCGTTCAGGTATGGATAAACAGACAAGCAACACAACCGATTATAAACGTATGGCCTACTCCAGAGGATAATAGCTATACATTTGTATATTGGGCATTGAAGAGAATAGAAGATGCAGGTACAGGCGTTACTACACAAGATATACCATTTAGGTTTTTACCTTGTTTAGTTGCAGGACTCGCTTTCTATCTGAGTTTAAAACTACCTCAAGCAGGTGATAGAACTCAGTTTTTAAAACAAGAGTATGAAGAGCAGTGGGCACTTGCTTCAACTGAAGACAGAGATAAAGCCACGCTTAGAATTGCTCCACGTAGACAACATATATAGGAGATAGGATATGAAGAAAAAGGTTATGAAGAAAAAAGCTTTTAAACCTCATATGATGTATGACAAAAAGACAGGTAAGGGTGTAAAAGCTCCTACTATGGCTAAACACTTAGCTTTAAAGAAAAAAGGCTACGGACATACTAAACCTAGGAAAAAGTAGATGAGTAAGTATGCTTCAGCAAAATATACGATTGCCGAGTGCGACAGATGTGGCTTTCAATATAAGTTGAACGAATTAAAAGACTTATTTATAAGAACTACAGAAACTAATATAAAAGTTTGTAAAGAGTGTTGGGAACCAGACCATCCACAGAACATGCAAGGTATGTATCCTGTAGATGACCCACAAGCAGTAAAAGACCCAAGACCTGATAAAAACCTAGAAGAGCAAAGGAGTTATCAATATGGGTTTGACCCAGTAGGACTCAATAACCCTTTACAATTAGAGGGATTAGTAGATAATTTAGAAAGTAATGGCCAAATAGGGTCGGTTACTATTACAACAACTTAGGAGTAAATGATGAACAAAGACAGAAAAGGAGCTAAGGTAACTTACAAGCAACCTGAAAATGTTGCTACACCTAATACAGGTGGTTATCCTGAGAAGGATGTAAAGACTGAGGGTGTGGTTACTCGTGGTAATGGAGCAGCTACAAAAGGAACTAAAGCTAGAGGACCAATGGCATAATGACTTATACCGAGTTAGTAGCAGCAATTAAATCGTACACAGAGAATGATTATAGTACGACTGATGTTAATACATTTATTAAGAATGCTGAACAACGTATACATAATACCGTACAGTTACCTGACTTACGTAAGAACGTAACGGGTACAATGTCATCAGGTAATAAGTATTTTTCTTTACCTAGTGATTGGTTATCTACCTTTAGTATTGCTGTTATAAATACTGACAACGAATACACTTATCTTTTGAATAAAGATGTTAACTTTATCAGAGAATCGTTTCCTGATACTGATTCTGGATTCTTTGGGAAACCTGAATATTATGGTATATTTGATGATACAACAATGATATTAGGACCAACACCAGATGCTAATTACAGTGCTGAGTTACATTATTACTATTACCCAGAAAGCATTGTTACTGCTGGTAATACTTGGTTGGGGGACAACTTTGATACTGCATTGTTTTATGGTGCATTACTGGAAGCAGCTGCGTTTATGAAAGAAGACGCAGATACAGTAACTCAATATACAGCAAGATACAGTGAAGTCATGCAGTTGTTGAAAAACTTAGGTGATGGTAAGAATAGACGTGATGCTTATAGAAGTGGACAAGAGAGGATACCCGTAAGAAATGGATAATAGAGCAGAGATAAAACAAGGTATTGATTATGATGTGCACACTACATCATACGGTGGTATGACACCAGAGCAAGTAGCAGAGTTAGCTCTTGCTAAAATAATTCACGTAGGCGAGAACGCTAACCCTTTATTAAAGGAACAAGCACTAGCTTACAAAGATAGCATTAGGCAAGTTCTAGTGCATTATATGAAGCAGGCTATTAAGTCTAATCATACAACCATAGCGAATAAACTGCATAAGGCAGGGCATTCAGAATTAACTAAACTTTTGGAGATATAAAATGGCAATTTCTCAAGCAATGTGTACTTCATTTAAAGTTGAGTTGTTGAATGGTATTCATGCATTTAGTACAACAGTAGCTCGTGGTAATACGAACGCTGATAGTTTTAAATTAGCATTATATACTTCATCAGCTTCTTTAGGTGCTGCTACTACAGCATATACAACTTCTAACGAAGTTTCAGGAACAGGATATACAGCAGCAGGTGCAGCACTTACTGCAGTGGCTCCTACATCTTCTGGAACTACAGCGATTTTAGATTTTAATGATTTAACATTTTCTACAGCTACAATTACAGCTCGTGGTGCGTTAATTTATAACGACACACAAAGTGATAAAGCAGTTGCGGTGTTAGATTTTGGTGGTGATAAAACATCTACAGCGGGGGACTTTACTATAGTATTCCCTACAGCTGATGCCTCTAATGCAATTATACGTATAGCTTAGAAGGAGTGTTGAATGGCACTTGTTGTAAACGACAGAGTCAAAGAGACTACTACCACAACAGGAACAGGAACAGTTACCTTAGGTGGAGCTGTATCTGGGTTTGATACTTTTGCTGCAGGTATAGGAAACAGTAATACTACATATTATTGTATTCAACTAGGAGCAGAGTTTGAAGTAGGTTTAGGTACCTTAGCAGCTGATAGCTCAACTCTTGCTCGTACTACAGTTATATCAAGTTCTAACAGTGATAATGCTGTTAACTTTTCTGCAGGCACAAAAAATGTATTTTGTACGTTACCTGCTAGTAAAACTCCTATATTAGACGCAAGTGGAGACGTAACACTTTCTGGAACTTTAGAGGCTAGAGAGTTAGAGTCATCTAATGGTATAATTGCAAACAATGAAACGATTAGTGCTAGTTACACCTTTCCTACAAATTATAATGCTATGAGTGTAGGGCCAATAACAATCGCTAATGGCGTAACTGTAACCGTCCCTAGTGGACAAAGATGGGTAATATTATGACATGTAAAATTAATGCAGATACCAGTGATGGTTTAAAGATAGTTTCTGATACTAGTGGAACTGTTGATATACAAGCTAATGGTACAACAATAGCAGAAGTATCAAGTAGTAGTTTAGCAGTTACTGTTGCAGGTAGTGGTGCTACAGATGCTTTAAAATTAAAAACAACTGCTACGAATAGTGTACCTGGCATATTATTTAGTGGTGATTTAAGTGATTCTCAACTTGACGTAGCAAGAATTAGAGGTCATCAAGACAGCTCAACAGTGAGTGGACTTACTTTTGAAACTAAAACAGGTGGGTCAATAGCAGAAAAAATGCGTCTTACTGGTGCTGGGAATTTAGGAGTAGGACAAACCAGTCCAGCAACAAAGTTAGATGTGGGTGGTAACATACGACTTTCTGCTGGTAGCCCAGTTATTGAACTAAATAATGGCGGCCCACAGCTTTATCTACCAGCAGCAAACACACTAGGATTTGCAACTGGTGGTGGTATTGGTAGTGCAACAGAACAAGCTCGTGTAAGTAGTAGTGGGTTTCATGTAGCAACTACTGGTACTGTATCGTCAACAGGCTCATGGACAGGAAGTGGTGATGTAAAATTTCACACTACATCTCCTTCGCTTAATTTAGGTGCTTTTGGTGTAGTGGTTTCACACACTTATCGAGGAGTGTTTTTTACAAACTCACTTTGGAATGTGTATGATGAAAGTAATGTAGGTGTGCATTTAGTTGGTGGAAATACTTCATGGACAGCTAACTCAGACGAAAGAATCAAAGAAAATATAGCAGAGTTAAAGGGTTCAGATGCTTATAATCATGTGAAAGCTGCAAGAGCCGTAACTTTTAATTGGAAACAAGAAGCACATAATGCAAAAGCTGGGAAGAAGATTGGTTTTATTGCTCAAGATTGGGAAACTAATTATCCTGAACTTGTAGAAGAAACATTAGCATCACCACAAATAGTGGAAGAAATAGATGGTATTGAGGATGATACTAAGATTAAAGGTATTCAATATACAGAAACAGTACCTGTATTGATGGCTGCCTTAAAAGAAGCTATTGCAAAAATAGAAGTTTTAGAAGCTAAAGTAGCAGCATTGGAGAGTGAATAATGGCACTAACATTACATGGCACAGTATCAGATAACACAGCAGTCTTAGATAGAAGAAGTGCTAAACCTATTATCATTAATGGTGATATGGCAGTAGCACAAAGAGGTACAAGCACAACAGGAATTACAGGTGGTGGATATTATACAATAGATAGAATGAAAGTTGATTTAAATGATAATGGTACTTGGACACACACGCAAAGTACAGATGTTCCAACAGGTCAAGGGTTTGCTAATTCTTGGAAATTAGATTGTACAACAGCAGATACTTCTGTTGCAGCAGGTTCTTATCATTTAACAAGATACCTCTTTGAAGGGCAAGACTTACAATTACTAAAAAAAGGTACATCTAGTGCTGAAAAAGTAACAGTTTCTTTTTGGATTAAAGCAACAGTTACAGGTACTTACATTGCTGAATTATTTGATGTTGATAACTCAAGACAAATATCTCAAGCCTATACAGTAAGTTCTGCTAACACTTGGGAAAATAAAGTATTAAGTTTTGTTGCAGATACTACAGGTGCGTTGGGTGATGATAACGGCAGTAGTTTTGCTGTACAATTATGGCTTGGTGCTGGTAGTAATTTTTCAAGTGGTACATTAAGCACAACTTGGACAAGCTCAACCAATGCAAACAGAGCAGTAGGTCAAGTCAATAGTGCTAGTAGCACTGATAACAATGTTTACTTTACAGGACTACAATTAGAAGTAGGCGAGTTTGATGCTAATAGCATACCTCCCTTCCAACATGAATTGTTTGGTGAAAATTTAACGAGGTGTCAAAGATACTGTCAGGTGTATGGAGCATATAGTAATATGATGATTGGAGCAGGTTTAACATCAAATGCAACAACAGCTTTAAGATGGGGGTTACCTTTATTAGTAGAAATGAGAGCAGTTCCATCTGGAGCATTATCAGGTACATGCAGTTTATGGAATGGTGGTACAGGAGCAAACGCAACACTTGGTACTGCATATAGTAAAACAACAAATGCTTCTTATGATATGACTTGTGATTCAGGATTAACAAATTCAACTGGGCTTATTATGATGTTATTTTTAAATACGGGTACATTAACTTTAACTGCGGAGTTATAAATGACAGATTATGATTATATAAAAAGCGTAAAAAAAATGAAATGTACTATTACAGATGAAGTCGTTAGTTATAATGTAACTAAACAAGATGATACCATTTTATCTGTACCTAAAGATACAGCTAATACAGATTATCAAAACATCTTAGCTTGGGCAGCAATAGACGGTAACACGATAGCGGAGGCAGATTAATGAGTAGTATTAAATTAAAAGGTAGCAGTTCAGGTGACGTAACGATTACCGTACCAGCAGCAGCTGGAACTAATACAGTAACTATTCCTGCATTAACAGGTACTTTACCGCTATCTAATCTAAACCATGTAACCAATA